TAGCTCATTACCAGCGGTTAAACTACTACTATCTACATTACGCATGGATGGTAGTTCAACAGTATTAAATATTTTTTGCTCTGCCTGTTGAGTAAACATAGCGAGTTGATCATCAGAAAAACTGGTTTCACATATATCGTTAATATTTGCTTTTAAACTTGTATAGTTCATGTTGTCACCGTTACTTCACCTACTGCACTTACAGCCTGTAGTCTACTTACTCTTAGTCCATATATGTTTTTACCATCTCCTACTGGATCCCACCCCCACTGTGTGTTCCTACTACTAGGATATCCTGCAAAGTCAGGTCGTGGATTACGTATAGCCTGCGGATCTCTAACAGGATGCAAACCAAGTTTATTCTGTGGGTGATCTGGACTAAAACATTCTGGACACGCTTTTATATTTGTGTCTCTACCTCTTGTAATTATATTTCTTAACTCTTTTAGTTTAAAACGAAAACCACATATATCACATTCAGCTATGGCTCTTTTATTGGAAGCAAAAGATACAGTCACTATATTCTCCCTACTCTTGGTACAAAGCGTTCAGATGTTTTCTCTCTATCCTCACCCGCTGCTAAACCATATTGCTCATCATATATTTTCTTTAACATATCTATCCTGGGCGCTAACTCAGGGTCTTTCATAGATATATAGTACGCCAGTCCCGCTACCAAACAAGGTAGAAAACGAAAGTTCATATCTGCTGTTTCAACACCATTACCTGCATCTTCTATTCTACGAAGTCTCCAGTACACAAAACTATAAGCCTTATCAGGCACAGGCCAAAGATTTATACGGGGCGCAGTTTTTAATCTTTCAACCCATACCTGTATAGGTCTACCCTGTATTAGTTTGTTTGGTATAGAAGCAAAATTAGTGACCCCTATACGGCTTATAGTAAGATCAGACTGAGTAGATCCTCCATCACCATATTGACCTCCAGTACCACTATCACCTGTTCTTATCACCTGATCTAATAGATCTATGGTATCTGCAGGTAACGTGTATTGGGCTGTCCCTGCTGTCACTGCCTGTATTGCACTATCAATAGTCCATAGATTTAAACCTCTGTTTTGCCATTCAATAGTCAATAAATTCATAGACCTACGGGCAGTTCTTAAATCGTATCCAGAACGCATCTCACGACCTGCACGCTCCCACGCTTCTTCAGCGATCTCCGTGAAGTCCATGTCAAATGCTGTTGTACCCGAACTAGCCATGTTTTACACCATCTTACACTTTCTTATGCCTTTTCTAGCAATACCTGCTCCTCGAACTTTACCACCTTTTTTAAAATTTCTTGGGTCTCCACCTCTACCACTACCTACAAGTATTTCACTTGGATCCATAGGTGACGGTCTTGGTCTTGGTCTTGGTGTAGGACGTGGTTGTATAGGTGGTGTATCTACCCTAACATAATCTTCATACGTATCATATAAATCAGGTTGAGGTCTTGGTGGTCTAGTTATAATTTTTTCTGGTATATAATCTGTAAGTGATTTTTTTTCAGGGATTTTAATATATTGTTTACCTGTACCCCTGCGTATATCAGATTTTTCAACTCCAGTATTTTTAGACATAAAACTTCTAGCTCCTGGAGCGTCTTGTCCATAGCTTTGAAGTAAATCTAAATCTTTTTGGCCTTTTTTGCCACGTCTAAGCATTCTTCTTCTATATGCGCTTTTTGCTTCGTTTATTAATCTGTCAGCTTCAGCTCGCCCAGATTTGCCTCTATCATAAAACTTTTCAGTAACTCCTGATATAAACTTACGTAAAGAATCTTCATCTTTGATATTACGCGCAGTGGTGGTATTTAACACTCTATCTGCAAGTTTACCAGATTTTGTGCCTTTATATTTATAAATATCTTCTACTGCCTTATTCGCCATTTTTAGCTCCTATATATTAAAATACCCTTTAAAATAGCCATCAACCTGCTCTAATAGGTCACCTTTAGACTTACGCCTGTCTAATTCTATACCATGTTCTCTCATAAGAGCTTCTAGCTGTGCTTTGGTCATGCTTCCATAGTCAGGCACGTCACTAGATTCTTCTACTTCCTCAATAACTTCTGGTTCTGCTACAGGAGCTGCTTCAGCTTCAACTCCAGATATCATTGCTAGTGCCTCTGCTTCGGTAAATATAGTAGTTTTTACAAGTTTATCGTTTTCGTCCACAACATTGTAAACAGGGTTATCGTGAACATCCGTACCTACTTGAACCATTTTTAAATGCGCCATAATTATCTCCTTATGTATATAAAGTTTTTTTGCGTCTGTTTTCCATTATAGCACCGCAACCTCGCGCTATGCTCCTCTTACGTCTAGCAAGACCACCACCTCCAAGTTTGATAGTCTCACCTTTACCCTTACCTGTTTTTATTAAATCTCTTCTACCTCTACTTAAAAGAAATTGGTCAAAACTTTGAGAGTCAGAATATGGGCCTTCAAAAAATTCTTCCCGTAGTTCTTCTTCAGTTTCTTTTTCATCCATGTCTTCTTCTCCTTGCAAGCCCGCCTATACGCATTTTTACTGTAGCAGGTTTTGTATTTTTTACCACTGTTTTTCCTTTTGAACCCTCTCTCTTCTTTTTCTTAGCAGTAGCCGCCCTCTGCGATTGGCTTAAACTACTGGCCTTACTTCTTGGTAGACACCTGTCTGGGTTCTTTTTATCTTTAGAAGTCCCACACTTGCCTTTAATTTTGCCGTCCGTACCAATACGAACCCAGTCTTGTTTAACCCAATCTTTAAGAGCGCCCATTACTTTTTCTTCTTCTTTCCTTTAGCCCCTTTTGCATAGTTAGGGTCTTTACAGTATTTAGAAGCAGCCATATTAGCGTAAGCACTGGGATACGTATCGAAAGTGCGTTTTGCCCACGCTTTACCTGATGGGCAAATTTTACCACCTTTTTTATAATATCTACGCATAACTACCTCATCTTAGCAGGTCTTACACCTTTTTTGGCTATACCTGAACCACGAACCTTGGCTTTACCTTTTGCCATGCTCTTAGCTTTACCGCCATTTGCCATACCTTTTTTGACCATCTTACCAGCAGCATAGCCTTTTTTCTTCATCATACCGCCACCAGACATCATTTTAAAATCTTCTCCAGAAATCTTACCATCTTTATTTTTATCTAGTTTAGTCTGATCTCCAACAAGTTTACCCTTAGAGTAACCTTTTTTGGTTTTACCTCCAGCCATCATTTTCTTAACTTGTTTACCTTTTGCCATACCTTTTTTAACCATCTTGCCAGCAGCCATGCCTTTTGCCATGCCTTTCTTCTTTACCATTTTACCCGCAGCCATCTTACCTTTACCATCTGCAGCAAATTCAGGAACCATTTTCCCGTCTTTATCCTTAACCATCTTCATTTTTGCCATCTTCTTGCTCCTCTTTATATAGATTATTAAAAACACGTTGGGTGTCCCAAACGTATTCGTGATCCTGTTTAGAATGAAAAATATTTTGATTCGGTCTAAAGTCTGGTGCGCCTTCTCCAGTTTCAAACCACGCAGGGTGTGTAACACGAACCCGATTGTTTGGTAACGCAACTATGTTACCTGTATATTCTCCTGCGTCTAACAACTCAAGAACATGACTTTGTTTATGTTGGGCAGGGTCATCTGCTACCTCACTGTTTGTATAATCAACAGTAAAATAGTATTTAGCAGGGTAAAACTCTCCATCTACTTTGGCTATCCAAGGAGCAGGAGTTGCCCTGTTTAATACGTAAACTGAGTGGTCGTGTGACATACAATCCCAAGGCTGTGTCACATGTGTTGGCATAGGTGCAGGCCATTCTTCATAAAACACATCAGCAACCAAGGCAGTTATAGGCATTCTTGCCCACATAGCGCCACCATGAACATTTGGTTCATCCGTGTTATCAGACTCACAGCCAGTAAAAACTACTTGAAAACTGAGACATCTATTCGGCATTGTTGTTACTGCAATCACCATAGCGTGCAAAAACTCTCCTTGGTAGTCCATAAAATTCTTTGTATATTCTCTTCTTATCCATGCTTTAAAATACGGTATATTACTTTGTAGATACGCCATCCTTCTTTTCTCTCTCCTTTGCAGCTGCCCGTTTCCTCTTCTGGGAAAGCCTTGAGGCTTTATTGGGCGGGTTTTTAATTTGAGTTGCCATCTGTGCGCGAGTTATTGCCATCTAGCATCTCCATCTTCTTCTTGCTTGTCGTAAACGACTATTTGGATCTTTTGCAGCTTTAGGAAACTTCTTCATTTGCCCTGCACTTCTAGCACAAAATGATTTTCTCCTAGCTGCTCTCTTGCCTGTAGGTTTCTTTTCAGTTACCGCAGTTTGCAATTTAGACCCAGGGTTCTGCCTTCTATATTTAGCAACACCCTTTGCGGTCATACCCGCCCCTTGTTTAGTAGGACGTTTATCACCGCTTTTTATGGACATGCCTTTCATGCCCGTTCCTTTGCGAACTTTACGCCCTCGCTTGTAGTATTTACGCATGAAAGACTGTTATCATATCAGCAACATCTAAAGTGTATTTGATAGATAAACCGTTGGTAAATAAAACACCTTCTGAAGGTATAGTCCTGTCAATAACTGTGTTAGCCGTGCCAATGGTTCGCGACTTAAATAGTGTTGTGCCATCTTCTGGCGCACCATTTATAAACTCAACATCTCCTGCTGTACCACCAGAAGTTATAGACATACCTTTTAATCGTACTCTATTACTTCCAAGCACAGCTTGAGCGCAGAGTGTACCTGAACCTACTTTTATGTTAGCTGCGTATTGTGCAGAACACTCCACAGCAGTTACAGTTAGAAATAATTTTGTTCCTGCTACAGCCTCTGCTGAACCTGTGGATGTTATTACTTCTGTCATGGCATCACCAAAAACGTCAGTGCCAGTGATAGTGCATGTCTTTTCGTTATCGCCTGTCCCTGTGGTTGTAACTATAACATTTCTAGCAGCTCCACCTGCAAAAGTGGTATTCGCCATAGTAGCTGAAGTATTTGGCCTTGCCGCAGTAACTAACCTATCATCATCAGAAGCATTTTCATCGTTTATGGTGAGCGCTTGTACGTCTGAAAGTCCCATATAAATCTCCTAAATAGTAGGAGGGTTTAATCCCTCCCTAAATGTTAGTCATTGTTGTAATCAAAAGCTGCACCGTGTATTTTTATAACGATTTTACCTGCGGTGTACGCTGCCTCTGTTGCATCGCCTGAAGTTAAATATAGATACTTTTTACTTAGCGCAGCAAGTGTAGAACCTGCATCTGCTTCGTTATGTAGTCCTAGAGTCAAGTCACCGTTGTTAAACAGCACCGTGCCACTTGTTACAGCAGCATTTTCTGCGTCTGTGCCAGTAGCTGAACATACTAGGTTAATATCAGGGTCGCCACCTGTGGGAACTTCTAAACATATAAACTCTAACTTATAGGGAATACCATTAACATCTTTTGTTAACTCTGCTATATACGCGTTTGCTGCGCCACCATCTGTACCAATGATATCGTCTGCTGCGCCACCAGAGGCTAAACCTCCATGTAAGTCAATTAAAATAGTGGTTACAATATCACCACCAACTTTATTTACAAATGTGTTAATAGCTGCGTCTGCTATACCAGACCCATGTGCATTAGGTGTTATGTTAAAAATAGTAGCTGCTGTGCCTAAACTAGCATTGTTTGCGCCAACAGTTGTCCCTGCTGCTACAATATTATCTCTGCCTGATGTTGCTACTTTCTGAACTTCGAGGACACCGCCACTTGTTGCAACGATATGATCTGTAAATACCCCTATCGCACTTTTACTTACGGTTCTTAAACCGTTTTCAGAACGGACTGGGCCGTTAAACGTTGTATTAGCCATGTTAATCTCCTTGTCTTGGCTACTGTCAGCTACACCATGTAACTGTCAAGGTAAATTTAGTATAAAGTAAAAAAGGGCGACCCGCAAGTCGCCCTATTAATTTTTTTAAGCTCCTGGTGAGCCAAAGATTCCTAGCGGATCTGATACACCGAAAGAATATCTCTCTCTAGCCTTATATCGACTATTACCTGTATCAAAGTCAGCATCCATAGATGTTGCCATTGGACTACGTGTAAAGTGTTTAAGACCGTTAGGCACGTCTGTCATCAAGAACCATGCGTCTGTGTCGGTCAAGTAGTGGTTAACCGCGAACCCTTCAGGAACAGAACTCATGCTGCGAATCGCATTGAGATCGTTATCTGCAGTTGCCACTCTTCCTTCAGTTTGAAGCAAACGAGTTGCCACAAATTGTAGGTCAGAAGGAATAATCAACTTACGAGCTTTTGCTGCAATGAGAAGCCCTCGCTCGTCTGTCCAGTTTCCAATCTGAATAATAGCTGCTTCTAAAGAAGTTTCGTTTAGATCAGCTGGAGTTGCAGGTTCGTTAGAGTTGGTTCCGCCTGAAACTAGTGGGTGTGCAGTAGAACAAAGCTCCACTCCATCTCCATAAGTTGTGCCAGAATCAAAAGCGTTGTTCAATATAGAAGCTGCTTTAACCTGTTTTGTGTACGCCATAGCACGGGCAAGCGCTTTAGTATAACGAGATGATAAAGAATCATACAAGTTATCCTCAATAGCCTCTTCAGTAATTGAAAAGCCCATTGCGATTGTCTCGTGGTTATAGCGAGCTGTGAAAGCCTCTTGAGCGTTGTCATACTCGATGGCAGAGCCTTCGTCTTTGACTGGTGCTGCAGAGAAGCCTGATAGTTTAGTCTCTTCTTCAAAAGAACGATCAGAAGTTTCTGCTTCAAAAATTTCTGCATGTTCCTCACCGTACTTAGCATACTCTAAACCGAATAATGCGTTCAAGCCAGGAAGTAGTTCTTTAAGGAGTTGTGCGCGTGAAATAGCCATTGTTTATCTCCTCTATATGCCAACTGGATTACGATAGGCATGTCCACCAATGAACACGTTACTACCATTATCAGTATGTGTGCTAAATATAACTAACAGTTCTTGAAAGGTATCGCTTCCAGTCGCTGTGCTATCAACTACGTCAATAACTTGAAGTGGTAGTGTCGAAGTTGTAGCCACACTATTATTAGCAGCTAACTTTGACCGCCCATTAGTAGTATTTAATGTATTACTAATAATAGCCGTTTTATTACCAATCGCAGTTCTTCCCAATGTTGCCATTGTTGTACCTGAAGAACATATAGCTACTTTCATTATTAAGTCAGGGTCGTCAGCAACAAACGCATGAATATCACTAGCAACAATGCTACCAGGATATTGATTGTTAAATGTTAACTGACTTGTATTTGGGTCAGTATACTGACATCCCATAAAGACACCTAGTGTGCCAGTAGCTGGTAAAGCGGATGTACTTCCGTCACGCTCAATAGTTCCGTCATTTACACGTTTTACTAAATCGCCTTTTCCAATAGCTGTGCCATAGTTACTAGCTATTTTCATTTGTCGAGTAGCACCTGTAAAAGGACGACCACCAATTAGGCCAACGGGAACAAGCCCATAAGGGGCATCTATAGTTGGATAAGCCATATCCAATTCTCCTTTGATCTATATTAATTG